GCTGGGACCAAGACCGCTTTCTTCGCCATGTACTGCGGGTCAGTTGCCAAGCGAGTACCCAGTGCAGTCATAGCCGCTTTACCCTCTGCTACTGCTAGCAAAGTAACTTGATCTGCTTCCGTCTTCTTGTTAGCAGCTTCAGTGGCCGCGTCGTTAGCTTTCGTGCGAGCGCGTCCCTGTGCAACTTCTTGAGCCCGCTGCTCAGTGAGCGTGCCAGCTTCCACTTCTTTCGCTAGGTCCGGATGCTCTGCAAGCCAGTCATGTCCAGGGACCGGCTCACCAAGTTTAGTGGCAAGCGCGATGTATTCTGCTTGGACCACTTTGAATGCTTCACGCTGAGCTGCTGGATCATCACTATTATATAGTGTCATGAACTGCAACATCTGCCCGTACGCTTCGGCTGACGTTCCGGTTTCCCGAACCATCTCGATCATCTCGTCGCGTTCACTGGTGCGCTCCACGAGATTCTCGTCGCGCTCTTTGACCATCGTAGCTAACGATCGAATACGATCCTTGGTGCCCTCTTTGAGTTCTTCAGGGATCGGATCGTTGACATGATCTGGGACTTTTTCTGCGGCTGCTGCGGCGGCTGCGATTTCTTCGGGAGTCTTGCCCTCCGCTGCGGCGGCTGCGATTTCTTCGGGAGTCTTGCCCTCCGCTGCGGCGGCTGCGATTTCTTCGGGGGTCTTGCCCTCCGCTGCGGCGGCTGCTACTGCTGCTTCAGCCGCTTCTTTTTCAGCATCACTCTCGCTGCTAGCCGGCTCACCGGGCTTGGGGTCCGGAGTTTTTTGTGTTTTGTCATCCGGGGTTTCATTGGGCTTTACCTCCGTAGGAGTTTTGTCATCCACAGCTTCCATGCCGACCGTTTCCGCGTCAACAGCTTTGCTGATCGCATCAAGCATCGTTTCTTTCGGCTCAGTCGGCTCAGTTGGCTTGCCGTCGTCACCTGTAGGTGTGACTTCGTCGCCCGTGGGCTCGTTGTTGTTCTCAGTTTCAGTGACCATTTTTCTTACTCCGTGTTCATTATTTTTGAGTGTCCACGCTGCGTGGACAAGGTGATTTATTGGGCAGGCGTCCCCGTGGGCGGCGCACCCGGCGTAGCTGGTGTAACCGGCCCGCCAGCTTGATCTATAGGGACTGCACCCTCTGGTGTCGCTGCAAGTATTGGAAGGAACCGATCCAGATTGACTCGATCATCCATACGTTGCAGTGTTTCTCGTAACAGTTCTTGTAGCGCTGTAGCGAGCGGTACATTACCAGTCGCAAATGCTTGCTGCATAAGTATAAGTGTCTCTCGAATCAGCGGCATCACTGTTGCCCAAGATTGCTGCTCCGCTTGCTTGTTTGGCTTGCCTGTCGTGCCGCCTTCAATCTCGACGTTCACCATTGTTACGATTTCTTCAATCGGCAAGTTTTCAGGCCAGAACGCGAGCTTGCCAGCGATTTTCACGACGTAATTATACGGCAAGGCTTGCAGCGCTAACTCACCCGTGTATCGCGCGAGATCCGTTAACACGTCTTCCTCGGTGTCGCGGTCTGCGCCCGTGCGTGACGCGAACCCAGCTTGCTCGATGTTCGCCTCAGTCGCGGTTTTAGTTTTCTGGATACCCTGAGATAACGCTTCTTGTATGCCCGCGATCACTTCCATGTCACGAACTGTCGCGGTAGTGTCGTAGATTCGTGGGTCGTACTTACCAACAGGTTTTTCAGTGAACGCTTTTCTGATGTCGTCGCCACCAATCGGATTTATCCCGACGTATTCTTGCGCAACTGCCCGCTCGACTTTCTTAATGTCGTCCGGTGTGATTTTCTGAGCGTCAAAGATGACGCCCGGTACAGAACGCTCGCGTGCAAGGCGCCCGTTGGAACGCGCACTTGCATATTCTTCCTGTAGTTTTATCATCCGGCCAGTTAACGATTGTGGGTGACGCTCACTGTCAGTCTCGAACAACGCCAGCTCAAAGTACGGATAAAACCGCGTTGACGCGTGAGGCGGCTGATACGGAAGACGTGCCCACTTGTTGACACCGTCGATCATTGTCTTGATGTGGTTATCGCGCTTGTCCCACAGCTCGATCACACGAATGAATTTGACTTCGTCTTCAGCGCCGTCTGCTGTCTGCGTCGCTGGTGTGTATTTCTCAGCGTCCGCATCAGTAACGTCAGTTGCTTTCCTGTCGTCAGAATCCTTGCGCTGGTAGAACACTTTCGCGGTCCTGAGATCCTCGCTCGTTAATCGCGGGAACGTCATTGGCGCTTCGTCTTTCTGTATGAACATCTGGTTCGCAACCCAGTTCGCGCTCAAGTAGTCACTCAGTTCACCTACATCGAGGCTGACTTGCATGTCTTCAGCTCGAACAAAGTCGATCGCGAGTCCGCGTCGGAAAACAACTTCGAGTTTTTCCGTCAAGCTCGCCATGAGAAGCTCGCTCTCTTTTATAAGAGCGTCTGTTTCTTCTTGATCTTTTTTCTCTTTGATTTCTTTCCGCTTAGCAACGAGTCGCGCCATGTTGTCTCGCGCGTCGTTTAGTTTATTCGCGATGAGCGGGTTGTTGCGCTTCTCGACCGTCATGATGACCTTGAGCCAGCCAGGACCGACTGACAAGGAAGAACGCAGCGCCTTGCGCGCGTATTTTTTCAGTCGCGCGTCGCGCCACAGGCGACGGATCACCAGTTGGAGAGTGTCGGCAAACATCTCATCGTTTTCGTCCGGAGTCTTACCGACTTTTTCAGTAGGCTGTGCAAGTACGCCTGGATCTTGCGCGTACAAAAAGCTGATGAGAATGTCGATGAACGTGCCAATGTAATTGGCATAAACTGCCCAGTCTTTGCCGGCTTTACCGCTCGCGAACTTGCGATCACGCGCGTACTCTTTGCGCGCACCCTTATCGAATGTTCGCGCGGCGTTATACGCTTTTAATAGGCGCTTGATTAGTTCTTTTTCTTTTTCGGCTTCGGCGTCTTGGTTCTCGCCGCCTTCGGCGCCTGTTACTTCAAAGTCAGCCATAATGCTAGATCCTCAGCATAGTGTGTCATGATCGCTTGCGTTGGCATGAGTGGGTCGTCTCTCTGAGTTGTGCTGTTCACCGCGTCTTGCGGCAACAGGTCAAACATCCGGAGTAATCGAGCGTAGTCTATCAGAATGTTCCCAGGAATCACATAGCCTGCTTGGGGCAGCCAGTGCGGATTAACTTCCGGGTACTTACGGATGTGGCTCAACAGCCCACACGGGCTAAGTCCCTGAATCTCTTTAACATCCCCGCCATCACGACACTTGTTGCGCCACATTGACGCGAACCGATCCACTGGGTGTCGCAGCGCAAGGTACTTGGGGAATCCAGGGAAGTAGAATTGAATCTCAGCAGCCGAGTATCGACCCTTGTGCGCGAGCAAGCAAAACCTGATCGTTTGCCCCCCGTTTTTCGGCGGCATACAGATGCAGCACCCAGCTTCCCACATTACCCACCAACGGTCGAGTGGCTCATTCATCTATACCTCACTTGTGGCTTGAGCTGCTCGTCTTCCCACTCGATCCACTTCGCTGTGAATGGCTTGATGACTGGCTTCTGCGGCACTGCTACGCGCGGCACTTCGCGGAACTGATCTATCGCCCGGCCAATGAGCCCGGCCACGTCTGCCTTGTCGTCGAACCGGCCACCAGAACTCATTGTAGCGATCTGATTGAGCAAGTCGTGCGCCCACGGGACATCCGGCAGATGCACGTGTCCGGCGTTCGCACGTGCGACAAACGCTGACACCTTCGCGCGCTTATCCTTCATGCAGGGCAGCGCCCGGACATCGACATAGACTTTCCGCTCTTTCATCATTCTATTTATAAGGGGTCGCACAGCCTTGTCGATCAAACCACCTTCGTTAAACCACATGCGAGCGATGTTTGGCGGGCGAAGACTCGCGACGATGTCAAGCATCGCGTCAACTGAGTCGTCAGTAGATTTTTGTCCAGACCACCACTCAAGGCCCCACAAGTCGCCGTCGCCAGCTATGCCAAACAGCCCGTGCTCAGAGAAATCGCCGCCACCTTCTGTGACCGCGTAGTCGGAAGCGCCATACAGTCCGAGCACTTCATAAGGTGGCGCCTGCCCTGGTGAGTACCACTGGATCTCAGTGCGGTCGATGTCGCCGCCTTCTTCCGGCGCCGGGCGCTGCTGATACAACGATGCCCATACACGTCGTCCTTCTTTGCCGGGCGCGTTCTCATACATCTGCCAATGTCTCGGCGGAAAGAATTCCGGCCAGAGATACTCGCCCAGTTCACGACCTAACGGATCGTCCGGCCTCTCGCACTTCGCCGGTATATTAAGAACGTACCACGTCATGCCATCCTTGCACTCGATGAATCCCGTCTCGCCGTTGTAGTCGTCAGGAAGAATTCCGCCCGCGAGATCCTGTTCGTTCCATCGCGTCATTATCATGATGACCCACGCGCCGGGG